GCAACGCCGGTCACTCGCTCGATATTCGGCGAGCGCTTCGATGAAGTTTTAATTCATACCAAGGGCTCGATTAACATGACCCGCGCGGCATCGGATAACGGTTTACCCTTACACCGCGGGCATACATCGGACGGCCGGGTCGGCCCGCTAATCGGCCGGGCACGCGATATCAAATTGAAAAAAGGGCGCCTCGAAGCCATATTGCAGTTCTCCCAAAACACCGCCGACGGGCGCGAAGCCTGGGCGGACGTGCGCGATGAATTCTTGACCGACATATCAATTGGTTATAGCATCGAGGAAACCCGCGAAACGATCAGCGAAAATCGGACCGTTATCGAGGCGACGAAATGGACGCCAAAGGAAGCGAGTACCGTGACAGTCCCGGCCGATGATACCGTCGGGATTAACCGAACCGAACCAAAACCCAGTGAGGGGTCAGACATGACAGACGAGATTAAACCGCCAACAGGCGAACCAGGCGCACCGACTCCGCCGACCCCGATCACCATCGCCGGGTTTGATGCGGCCCGCACCGCCGCCGCTGCCGAGGGCGAAACCCGCGGCGTATCAGGCGAGCGCACCAGGGTCGCAGAGATTACCCGGCTTTTCGATCTACACTCGACCCGCGCCGGGGTTAATGAATTGAGAAGCACCTGCCTTGCGAGCGATGTGACCGCGGCCAGGGCGGGCGAATTGCTGGTCGAATTTCTCGCCGGCGATCCGGCACCGGCAGCCCTGCAGGTCAAACAATCCGAGGGCCACCATGGCACACGCATCGACGCCGGCGAAGATGAGTCGGACAAATGGATCGCCGGTATTACCGAGTCGATCGAGGTCCGCGCCGGATTAATTACCGACCGCGAGAAACGCAGGGAAGCGCACAAATCAGAATTTAACGGGATGCGCCTCGATGAAATGGCGCGCGCTTATCTGGTACGCCAGCGCGTATCACTGTCAGGACTGACCCGTATCGATATCGCCGGCCAGGCGTTCACCCGGGTCGGCCAACACGGAACCAGCGATTTTGCAAACGTGCTCGAAAACATCGCCAATAAATCACTGATGATCGGATACGACGAGGCGCCCGAGAACTGGCGCGACTGGTGTCGTATCGGATCGCTGGCCGATTTCAAGATCGCCAGCCGCGTGAACCTTTCGAGCTTTTCCGATCTTGAACTGGTGCTGGAATCCGGCGAATACAAGGAAGGGCATATTTCCGATCTCAAGGAAACCATCCAGCTTGCCAAGTTTGGTAAAACTTTCACCATTTCCAGAGAATCAATTATCAATGATGACCTGGACGTGTTCACCGGCGAGCCGCGCGGCATGGGTTTGGCAGCGTCGCGCAAGGTCGGCGATATCGCTTACGCGATCTTGACCGCCAACCCGACATTGAATCAAGACGGCGTGGTTGTTTTCCATGCCAACCATAACAACCTGGGCACCGGCGGCGTGATCACTGAAACCACGCTCGACGAGTTCGGTAAACTCATGGCGGCGCAAACCAGCCCGGCGCCCGCGCCAGGCGAGACCGGCGCTGTATTGAATCTAACACCGCGCTTTTTGCTGGTACCGCGCGCGATCTTAAAAGTCGCGATGAAGCAAACCGAGACAGCGACCGCGCCCGATACCACCGGCGACCTGACCGTAAATACGCAACGCAATACCTGGGCGGTCCGCTGGGATTCGCGCCTGGATGCCGATAGTGTGGTGCAGTATTACGGGCTGGCCGATCCATCGGTCGCCGATACCGTCGAGGTCGCTTTCCTCGATGGTAACGATATGCCTTTCATCGAATCTCAAAACGGGTTTACCCAGGACGGCGTCAAGTACAAGGTCCGGATCGAAGCGGCAGCGGCCGCTCGCGATTTCCGCGGCATGGTACGCAACGCCGGCGTATAGAGTTCCCCAGAGAGTTGGCCCGGCGTAGTTAAAGCCGGGCCTTTTTAAAACGGCTAGAGGCCAGAATTATGAAAAATTACGTTTCACCAGGTGATACCATCGTCGTCACTACCGCAGCGGCCCATACGAGCGGCGATGTAGTCGTGACAAACGAGGTGGTCGGCATCGCTATGGACGACGCCTTAATCGCTGTGTCCGCGGTTTTAGCCATCGAGGGCGTTTATCGCCTGGCGAAAGATAACGGCACGGCGATCAACGAGGGCGATCTGGTCGATTTCGACGCCAGCGTGCCGGAAGTAACGAAGGCGATCGTAGCAGCGGCAGGCGACGTAGAGAATTTCGGCATCGCTATGGAGACCGTCGTACTGGCCGGCACTTTTATCAACGTCAAATTATTGCCTGGGGCTGGCACTTTCAACTAAGCGCATGACCGTCGAATCCGATTCCGATCGGCTGGCGATGCTGGCCGATTTCGGGCAGTCGGTTACCTTCTCGCCTGGCTCGACATACCCCGATCGCAACAGCGAAACGGTCGATATCATCGCTATATTCGACCAGGACTATTTCGAGGTCCGCGGCATCGAATCAGTCAGCGACAATTCACAACCCGCACTACTAGCCCGCACCATTGACACCGCCAAGGCGATACGCAATTCAATGATCGAAATCGACGTCGACGTATATAAGGTGGTCGGCGTCGAGCCGGACGGTACCGGCATCACCGTGCTCAGGCTCGAAGGGCCGAAATAATGGCAGATGCACGCGCCGAGCAAATCATACAGGCGGTAAAAACCGCGATCACCGGGCTCACTACCACAGGCGCGAACGTGCAACGCGGGCAGGTTTACGGCCACCAGGCGACTGAATTGCCGGCGCTGGCTTTACGCATGGGCGCGGATATCCCCCAATTTGAACAGCAAACCGGGATAATTGATTGGGAATTAACAATCCTGATAGAGAGCACGGCCAAAATTAACGCCGCTTATATCGCAAATGAGAGCCTTCTAGACCAACTTTTGAATCTGATCAGGAAGGAAATACACCTGGCTATTATGGTTGATTACACGCTCGGGCTAAGCTTTGTGATTGATATTCGCCCGGGTCCGGCTAACGAGCCGATCTTATCGGGTGAGGGCTCCGAGCCGACCGGTAGCCAGTTGATCGAATATATTGTAGTCTATCGCACCAGTCGAATAGATATTAGCGCATAGGTGAGACATGATCGATAAGAGCAGAATCGACACCGGGGCGAAACGCAAACCCTGCGAAGCCAGGGAGGGCGGCTCCCGAAGCAAACCAACCGAGGGCAGACAAAATGCCAAAATTGCTAACACGCCGAAAACTGCTACTGTTTAAAGTCGAAGGGACTTACAACTCTGATCCAACCCCGACGCCGATCCTCGACGCGGTATTGGTATCGGAACTGACCTGGTCGAATGAAGGGCTAAAGATGATCGAACGGCCCGCGGTCCGCCCGAGCCTGGCCGCACTCCAACAGGTTTATGGCGGGCGCCTGGTGACCATCGCTTTTAACGCGGAGGTCAAGGGTAGTGGCGCCGCCGGCACCGCGCCGGAAATCGGGCAACTGCTACGCGCTTGCGCGCGCGGCGAGACTATCGTCGCCGCTACCAGCGTGACCTACCTGCCTGTATCCACATCGATTGAATCCGGCACCGCCTACGTTTATGAGGATGGCAAGCGCATCGTCCTCACCGGATGCCGCGGCAATGTCGCTTATGCCCTCAGCGCCGGCGGTATCGTAGTCGCAAGTTTCACACTCACCGGCCACGTCGCGGCGCAAACCGACGCCGCATTGCCCACGCCTACATTCGACACCACGGTACCGGTAGCCTGGATCGGCGGCGCCTTTACTATCGGCGGATTTTCGGCGGTCATATCAGAGCTTAATTTTGACTTTGGCAACCAGCTCGCAATGCCGGAAAGCGTGAATGGCGCCGACGGGTTCGACGAAATTTCTATTGTCGGACGTGATACCAATGGATCGATTAACCCGCTCGACCAGCTAGTCGGCACGCAGGATTACCTGGCGAAATTCACCGCCGGCACGGCGATGGCACTGACCACCGGCGTTATCGGCAGCGCGGCGGGTAATAAACTCACGATCACTATGCCCGCGGTTTATTACCGTGATGCGACCCAGGCCGACCGCGACGGTATCGCCTCGCTTGACCTGCCGTTTGGGGCCGCGGAATCATCCACCGACGACGAGGTGTCGATCGCTTTTACCTGATGGGCGTCAAGGCACAAAATCAATTCTCACCGGAGTGGTTCACACCCACGGCCGACGATGCGGCCGAGGCCGACGAGCCGGGCGAGGTCGCAGCGCGCTTTAAAGTCCGGGGACTTACCGGAAGCCAACAGGCCGAAGTGATGCCGGAGTGCGGCATATCGGACGATGGCGGCGACTTAGGTATCAGCGGCCGGGCGATGGCGCTACTGTTAAAATTTGGACTACTCGACTGGGATAATTTTGAAGATGAGAACGGCCCGGTACGATTTTCGAAGGTCGCGCGGGTCAACCAGGATTATCTAACCTACCCGACCCAGGTACAGCTTGCCGGCAAAATATTCGAGCTTACGTTTCCGGTCGAGGAAGATAAAAAAAAATCACCATCGCCGCCGAAATAAGCGCGGCGCCAAAAGAGTTCAATTGTAAAACCTGCAAGGCCCGGCATTGCGATAACGACGGCGCACTACCCGGCAGTATAGGCCCGGCGCCTTTCGATGCCTGGCAGGTAGCCGACCCCGACGGCGGTCCTGAACCGCTGATATCATCCCCAACTTGTCTCCTGCCGATGGTCGATTCCGATACCTGGTATTTATTCCGCCTCTATCGACATTATAAAAACGGCGTACTATTATCGAAAGGCGGCATTATGGACCAGCCAAACCGGTATATTGAAACCATGGAGCTAATCGAGAGCGCGCTAAACAATGGCAGAGCTTAACCCGAAAATTGTAATTAAGGCACGCGACAATACCAGGGGCGCATTCAAGTCGGTCCGGCGCAGCCTGGGCGCCATGAAAAGCCGCGTTTTAAATATGAAAACGGCGCTGATCGGGCTCGCCGGCGCCGCCGGGTTCGGGCTACTGATCAAGCAATCGTTTAAAAGCGTCGACGCACTCGCCAAACAGGCCGACCAGCTCGGCATTACGACCGAGGCGCTGGCGGGTTTTAAACTCGCGATATCGATCACCACCGACGGCACGGTCAATTTTCAAAAAGCAATTCAGACAATGCAGCGTACTATCCGCGAGGCGGATAACGGGCTGGTAACCTATACCCGCGCATACGCAGAGCTCGGGATTAATATTAAGGACCTCTCGGCGGACAAGCAATTTATGGCGATCGCGGATGCTTTGAATAATGTTGAAAATGCCACGCGGCGCAATGCGCTCGCCATGGACGTGTTTGGCGCGCGCAATGCGCAATTAGTCAATACAGCTAGACTCGGCACGGCGGGATTGATGGCGATGCAGGCCGAAGCCGAAGCGCTCGGGCTGGCGGTCAATCGTATCGATGCCGCCAAGATCGAGGCCGCCAATGATGCCTTTACACGGATCAAGGGCGCTATTACCGGGATATCAAATCGAATTGCGGTAGTCCTGGCGCCTTACCTGCAGGCGATTAGCGAGTACCTGGTTAATGCCAGCATTGCCAGCGGCGGATTTAAAACGGTCATTCTCGACGCCATCCAAAATATAATTGGGGCGGTCGGTTTTCTCGGCGACGTTTTCCGTGGGCTAGAGGTAGTTTGGCTCGGGTTAAAAGT